GATCTACTACTAACTAACACTTCATCTAACTTTTTTTCAAGTGCAGAAAATTTATAATCTAACTCTTCTCTTACTACTTCTCTTATTAACTTCTTAAATATATTAACCTTCATTTGTACTCCTATTCGTTTCTATGAAATGGTGTTTACTTAAAAATGATGTGACACCATCTTGATAAACTCCATTATCATCTTGTTCTCTTTGTGTTAAATTTTCTAATATCTCTGTTAAAGTTTTTTCAGGTTTTTCAAGTACCTCACTCTTACTTTCATATAAAAAAGCACCAGTCGCATCAACGAGTGGTATTGGAACTCCTTGTACAAGGGCATGAGCATTTTTTAATATCTTTATTATGTCTTCTAATACTTTTCTTAATTCATCACCTAATACTACAGGCTCCTTCTTACTCTTTGCCGGTTCTCCTAAATAAATATTACCAGAATTAATAACTGATTGACCTGGATTATTTAATGTAAAGTTTTTCTTAGAACCAAAATTTATATTTCTATTAGATGAGACAGTAAAATCACCATTTGTACCTCTAGCATCAAATGTTATTTTATCAGATGTGATAAGAATTTGATTAGATGGAGTCCTTTCATTTAAATCACCAAAGTTGTAATCAAATATTGATTCGCCACCATCATTACCTTTGTTTAATACATAATTACTAGCATCATCAAATATATCAGTTGATAATAAAAAATTTGTTGAAAGATTAAAATTTTGTCTAATTGAACCGTTAGATAATAAGGAAATAAGAGAGCCTTCAGATGGTAATTCTTCTTTATTAGGTCCATTATTGTTACTTATATTTAATACTGGAAATACATTTTTAGAACCTATCCTAATACCATTTCCATGTCTACCTTCAAGCAATAAATCAGAATGTTTTGATACATTGTAGGTGGAGTCGGGTAATAAATCCATTTCTGTATTTTTACTTTTTTCCAACTTCGAAGTACCTAATAAATTACCTGGATAATCTTCACCATATCCAGTGTGTTTTTTTACATTCTTTTTTTCCTTAGAATCTCTGTCCTCTAATAAAGGAGAATAAAAAGGTGCATTTGAAAAGTTAGGTTCATTGAATGTATTTAAAGGACCAATGTAATAAGATTTTTTACCTATCAATGTAACCAAAACTAAATCGCCTCTCGTTATAGAATCACTTATACCTCTAAATAAAGGTCTTGCCTTTACTTTTCTATGAAAGGTTGGTAGAGTTCCATTTAGATGTTTTACCTCAATTATTTGAGATGAATTATATTCTTCATCTTGTCTATCTATATCATCATCATTAATAAACACTCTATTTACAAAAGCCAAATTAAAGGCCTGTGATTTTATTGGTATATCATCTAAAGGTCTATTAGGCATTATGACTTTCCATATTTACTTCTTATACTTTCCATATCAACTATTTCATCTTTCTTTTTCTGTAAATCATTTGTTACATCTTCAAGAGTTGCCATTAGTTGCTCTTTTTCTTCATCAGAAAGTAAAGCAGCACTACTGTCGTCAACAGTTTGTTTGGACATAATTCGTTGGTAGATAGTGGCTAGCTTAACAAGATTATCATCGTTACGAATACCCACATCCATTAACTCTTTGATTATAGGACCTACAATGGCTATATCTTCTATACCTTGAATATAACCATGAACTTCTTGAATCAATAAGTCAATTTGAGTTTTCTTTAATTTAGTGTTCTCGTATATCTCCTCAGATAAATCTGAAAAGTTTTTATCACCAAATATTTTATAATCGTTTTCCATACATATAAATATAGTACGGGTTTATTATTACACTAAAGAACCTGTATATCTTAGATTATCAATATGCCCACGACTAAGAACTTCTTCTTGTATTCTAGGGTATATTTTACGAAATGTGTTGGTAACTTGAGTAATCTTAGATGTCTTAACATCTGTCATCTCACGAATCATTATGTAGATTGCTTTCTTATTAAAGTTATCTATGTTATCTTTATTTCTACAAAGATATAATATAGATTCAGCAATGTCCCTATCTGTTGTTTTTGGAAAAAGTCTCTCTATATTTTCTTCAAAGTAATCAATAGTTTTTTTAAATATATCAACCGATGGGTTTTTCTCTATTACCTCATCATCAACACCTTGGTCATAAAGACTATCAACATTATCATGAATCTTCATCTTCTTATAGTTAGCATTATTATTTAAGATAAGATAATTCTTTGCTACTACAGAGAAATAACTAAATGCTTTACTTCCTTTAGTTTCATCAAATTTGTGCATATTGATTACAAGATTAGAAACAACCTCTTCTTGTAAATCTCTAAACCCATAACTAAAATAACTAAACTTAAAAGTATTAATTATATTTTCTGCTAACTTAAGAAATGCTGGATGTATAGTTTCTGTATATATTTTGTGTCTGAATCTAATGTCGTCAGAATTATTATACTCTACAATAGCATTGTGTACTGGTGTACCAAAATATATTTTACTTTTCTTTTTTCTTTTTTTCTTTAATGGTGGCATCTTCAACCTCGGTTTCAAATAAATTATTTAAGTCATTACCAAGTTGTTTTATCTCTTGAAAGAAAAAACCAACTTCGTCATCCGATTCAAATGTTCCTTTATCATCTATGGTTTTAAGTTGAAGTTTTATTGATTCTATTATATTGCTTATGTTTAGTATTATGTTTTCGTATTCATTAATACGGCGTAATGCATAGAAAGTTACCAATCCTAAAAAGGTAGCTATTATTCCAAGTAAAACGGTTATTATGTAATGTAACAATTATGACTCTAGTTCAATAATTTTATCGTCTATTAAATCTATGACTTCTACGAGTATTTCGTTTTGGTCTTCTTCATGGTGCGTATCTATTTCCAATAACAAAGCTTTTAAATCTTCTAAAAAGATTATCATTTCGCTATTCATTAAGCATCTCCTACGATGTTAGTTAATAGTTCTAAGAGTTGTTCATTATCAAAACCTTCCAACTCATCTATGTGTTTATCTAACGTTTCAATTAAATCTATCATATAACTATCTTTGAATTGTTTAACAGTTTTTTCAAAGAGTTGTGGATTTTCCACTTCTAATACATCTAATATTTGATTTATTAGGTCATTAGCATCTGTAAGATTTTTACGAACCTTGTAAAACATTTCTTTATGTTTAGATTGTTCAATCTCTAACGTATCTAATCTACCTAAAATAAAAGATAATACTTTGATTATTTGTTCATTTGTGTGATGTTGTGTTTCTTCCATATATCCATAAATATTTGCTCTTCAACGAAATCACTTATATTTTAATAATTATTATTTAAATTTTAGGGGCATAGAAGAAAGGAAGAAAGAACTATGCCCCATAAGAACCTCTTATAAATGAGATTCAATTCTTTGAGAACGATAACCTATTTAAGTATCCATAATAATATACAAATAAATAACCATTAAGTCAAGCATTATTTTTGAGAACTTGAAACCAAGTTGTTAGAAACTTGCTCACTTAATAGAGATTGTATTGTGAAATATAAGGAAGGGTTTCGTTTCAATAAATCCTTAAAATCTTTTTGTGGCCAAACTAAACATTCAGCGTTATGTTCTACTTTACAAGTTGCTGTTGCTGGTTTCTCTGTGAGGAAAGACATCTCTCCTACGAACTGACCATCTTTTAGTTCGGCTACTTTCTTATCATTAACAAGAACATCAACCGTTCCGTTATAGATAAGAATTAAATCTTTTACTGGTTTACCTTGGGTTATAATAGGTAGTGGCGTTTTGTATTTCTTCCATTGAGCAATCTTAGTAATCTTTAGAAACTCTACGGGTGTTAAACCACGAAACATAGTCTCGTGTAATTCTTTTTCTTTAGTGGACATCTTAACAGGTCTCTTCTCGTAAATGATAACTGCTATGTGATAGATATTAACAAGAACAAATATAATGTTCCAATTTATTGCTAACCACATTGGTTCTGCTGGTATGTAAAAATTATAAAGTACAGAGAACAAACTAGCAAGTATAGATAAAACTCTAAGATACAGTATATCCTTTACCAAAAAGGAAAAGGCAATAAGACCAAAGGCTAAGTGTCCAGCTAAAGTTGCTATATTCATTTTAGATTCTTTTGAACTCTCTTTACATAAAAGTTATTACTAATATAATTATTAGAATATTTTTTTGTGACGGTAGGACCGTGACTATATGCGGTAAGTGTTGATTCCATATCATCAAAGTGTTCGTTAAGTTCGGATAGATATTTTATACCAACAGTTACATTCACATACGGATCATATAAGTCCTTTTCTGGTGTTTTAAATTCTGACATAGCAGTTGATGGTAATACTTGCATAAGACCTATTGCTCCACTTGTGGAAACAGCTTTATGATTCCAATCAGATTCAGTTTGTATAACGGCTTTAACCATTTCATAATCAACCCCATACTCCCAACAGAGAGCTTCTATATAGATAAGTATATG